TAATAACTATACCGATTTAGCGGTGAGTGGTTCAAAATATTAATATGGGTAAAAAGAAAATTTTATTATTATCGGATGATTTAAGAATGACAAGTGGTATTGCTACTATGTCAAAAGAAATAGTACTTGGTACTGTTGATAAATTTGATTGGGTTCAATTGGGTGCTGGTGTTAATCATCCTGAGTCTGGAAAGATTATAGATTTAAATGATGATGTAAGAAAACGGACTGGTGTTAATGATGCTAATGTAAAAATTTACCCAAATAACGGATATGGTGACATTTTTTTATTACGAAAATTAATTAAAGATGAGAAACCAGATGCAATTTTACATTTTACCGACCCACATTATTGGGAATGGTTATATGATTCTGAGCATGAAATAAGACAACTTGTACCAATTCTATATTATCATATTTGGGATAACTTACCAGACCCATCTTACAATAGAAATTATTATGAAAGTTGTGATTGGTTAGGATGTATTTCTAAATTAACATATGGTATTGTTAGTAGGGTTGGGGGTTTAACAACCAAACCTTCTTTTAAACCATTAGAGAAATGGCAAGTTAGTTATGTTCCTCACGGTATCAATGAAAATATTTTTAAACCATTAGATGGTATTTCAGATGAGGTTAAAAATATTGTCAATGGAACTAAAGAATATGATTTTATTTTATTTTATAACAGTAGAAACATAAGAAGAAAACAACCTTCAGATGTTATCTATTCTTTTAGATTATTTTGTGACAAGTTAACTAAAGAACAATCTAGTAGATGTCTTTTATTAATGAAAACAAATCAAGTGGATAATAACGGTACTGATTTAGGTGCTGTGGTTGATACATTATGTAAGGATTATGATGTTAAAATTTTTGAAAATAAAATAGAACAAGAGACATTAAATGAACTGTATAATATTTCTGATTGTACAATAAACATTGCAAATAATGAAGGGTTTGGTTTGGGTACAACTGAAAGTTTAATGTCGGGAACACCAATCATTGTTAATGTAACTGGTGGTCTACAAGATCAATGTGGATTTCCTTTAACTGCAGATGATTATATTGAGGTTGGTTCGTTACATCAAACAAACAGCGGGGTGACTGGTGAATGGGTAGTACCTGTTTGGCCATCAGCAATTAATTTAAACGGTTCACCAATAACTCCATACATATTCGACGATAGAGTGAATGATGGTGAAGTTGCCGATGCAATTATGACAGTATATAATTGGGGTCGTAAGGGAAGAAAAGAAAGAGGAAAAAAAGGTAGAGAATGGGCAATTGAAAATTTATCATCGAAAATCATGTGTGATAAAATGTCCGAAGGTATTGAAACAACGTTAAAAAACTATAAACCAAAAGAAAGATTTAATTTATATAAAGTAATATGAGTAAACCGATAATTTTATTTAGAGGACCAGTTAAAACAAGAAGTGGTTATGGTGCACATTCAAGAGATTTACTGTGGGCATTAAAAGAAATAGATTTGTTTGATATTAAAATAGATAGTTGTTTATGGGGGTCAACACCGTTAACCGCATTGGAAGATGGTAATGAGTTCCATGAATGGATTGAAGAGAATACCGTTACACAATTTAATGGTCTTCCTGAAATTTACATTCAAGTAACTGTACCAAATGAATTTAAAAGACTTGGTAAATTTAATATAGGTGTAACCGCGGGTATCGAAACAACGGTCGCACCAAAAGATTGGATTGATGGTTGTAATGTAATGGATATGATTATTACAACATCAAATTTTTCAAAAGAGGTTTTATTATCAACTGTTTATAATGAAAATGATAAAAACACAAATAGATTAATTAAACAACATAGAATCGATAAACCGATTAATGTTTTATTTGAAGGTGTAGATAGAAAAATTTATAATAATAATGTAAATGATACTTTTAAATTAGATATTGAAGAGGATTTCGCTTATCTTTTTGTAGGTCATTGGTTAAAGGGAAGTATTGGTCAAGATAGAAAAGATGTTGGTATGTTAATTAAGTGTTTTGTTAATTCTTTTAAAGATGAAATAGATAAACCGGCTTTAATATTAAAAACATCTTCAGCGTCATTCTCGGTTAAAGAACGTGAAAATTTAATCAATAGAATTCAAAAAATAGTTGGTGATGATAAAGTACCAGTATATCTTTTATTTGGTGATTTAAAGGATGAGGAGATGAATGATTTATATAATCACCCAAAGGTAAAGGCAATGGTTTCCATAACTAAAGGAGAAGGTTTTGGTAGACCTCTATTAGAATTTACAATGACAGGTAAACCTGTGATTGCATCTAATTGGTCAGGTCACAAAGATTTTTTACCGATGGATTATGCTGCAATGATTGGTGGTAAATTAACAGATGTCGATGTAAGTGCACAGGACAATTTTATAATAAAGGATTCAAAATGGTTTACTGCAAATTACGATGAATTTATTCATGTATTAAAATTAGTCAAATCAAACTATGATGAGTTTTTGATTAAGTCTGAAAAATTAAGAATTATGAATTCAGAAAAATTTACATTAGATAAAATGAAAGAACTTTTAAAATCTTATATGGAACCACATTCAATTATTTCAAAACAAATTAATTTGATGTTACCTAAATTAAATAAAATTAAATAATATGCCAAGGAAAAAAAAGACATCAACTAAGGTTGAACTTGAAAACACCATTCAATATTTTAGTCCATGTGAATGGGTGGTACAATTTGACAACGACGAACCAGTTGTCTTTACCGAGGCGGATGAAAACTCAACGAACAAAGAAGTTGTAATCACATTAGGTAATAATAGTAATTCATATATAAAATTTACAGATCCAAACACGGGTAAGTTTTTTAAATTATTTGCTAGAGAAAAACTATCATGAAAAAATTTATATTTTTTGAGGGAATAGTTGAAGATACCTATATGTTTAATAACATAGATACTGTTAACGTTGCTGGTGGTGTAAGGAGATTAAGGGCAATGTGGACTCGTGAGGCGAATGAAGATTTAAATCAACATCATGGAATTGACGCTGAAGCTGAACTAACAAGAATAATGTCAGAAGAAATTGCGAGAGGTATTGATGAAGATGTAATAAGAACAATAACAAGAAGAATAAATGGTGGCGATAATCATGGTATTGATTATCTTAATCATTGGTTAAGAATAGGAGACAATATAGCATGAAATGTGACAGGCATATTTGGGACACAGATGACATAGAATGGTGTTGGAGGTGTGAAGAATTGACATCAAATGAATATAAAAAAAATCTTAAAAAAACTATGAAGATACTTGTAACTGGTGGTGCAGGGTTTATTGGTTCGAGTTTAATTAAGATTTTAATTAAAGAAGGATATATCGTTCATTCATTAGACAATTACAATAGTGGATTACATGAGAATGAAATCATTGGTTGTAATTACCATAATGGTGATATAGAACAAATTGATTTAATGGATAAAGACTTTGATTTAATATACCATTTTGCGGCATTAAGTAGAATTCAACCCTCATTTAACAATCCATCTGAAACATTTAGAGTTAATGTGTTAGGTACACAACTTGTTTGTGATTTTGCTAAAAAAATTAATAGTAAACTTATTTACTCTGGTTCATCATCTCGTTGGCATAATCCACATATATCACCATACGCATGTTATAAACATATGGGTGAGGAGATATGTAAAATGTATAAAGAGGTTTATAAATTAAACATAGAAATTGCTAGATTTTATAATGTGTATGGTCCAAATGAAATTATGGATAGTGATTGGGCTGCGGTTATTGGACTGTGGAGAAGACAAATTAGAGATGGTCAACCAATAACAATTGTAGGTGATGGTGAACAACGTAGAGATTTCACTCACATAGATGATATTGTCGATGGGTTATATAAAGTAGGGGTGTCATGTGAAAAACATGAAGATGCTTGGGAATTTGGTACAGGATTTAATTACTCAATTAATGAGGTTTCTCGTTTGTTTATTGAAAAATTTGAGTGTGATGTAAAATATAGCGGTACAAAC